CTATACAACTGAAGATGTACTAACAGATATGCTATTAATTGAAGATCAAAATGGAAGAGTTATTTATGATTCAGTTGATAAATTAGCTACAGCATTAAGAGTTAAAGAAATAGTTACTATCCCAGAATTCGAAAAGTATACTGATATGTATGGTATAATTGTTAACCTACAAGACTATACAGCAGGTGCTGATAAAGGTGGAAATGTTAACCTATTTGATGACTTCGATATCGATTATAACCAAATGAAATACTTAATTGAAACAAGAATGTCAGGTGCTTTAACTGAACCTAAATCAGCAATTCTTCTTGCAAAAGCTGGATCTAGTAATAGTACTCCAGAAGATGACAATGACGAAGCAGCTGGATAATTTAGGAGGGTATTAATCTATGGATAACAAATATATAGAACAATCTTCTGATGTAAACGTAGAAGGTGTAGAATTTTATGTTGCATCTGAACCAGATGGATATTTATATAAAGAAGCTACTTGCGAAAACAAAGTAACAGCTAAAGAATTAAAACATTCTTTTGAAATGAACGATGTTGTTATAGTAGACGGTAATTATAAATATAGACCAGAAGTATTTGGTGTAACTGAAGATGGTACTTTTGTAATTTATGATAAAGTAACAATAGAAGATGAAACTATGTCATTAGTTCCAACGCAAGCTATGGGTTATGATGAAGTTATAGAAGAAGAAACTACACCAGAAACTACACCAACTACTGTTCCACCAACTACTGGTGAATAATTAAAAATAAAGGAGGAGTTAAAATGGCTAAATTTTATGGAAAAATAGGATATATTAAAACCATTGAGACCGCTCCTGGTATATGGGTAGAGCAAGCTATAGAAAAAGCATACTATGGCGATTTACAAAAGAATTATAGTAAATATCAGAATACAGATGTTAACGGAGACATTAATATTAGTAATGTTATTTCTATAGTTGCTGATCCGTATGCATGTGAAAATTTTCAGCACATGCGATATGTTATATTTATGGGTGCTAAATGGAAAATAACAGGAGCTGATGTTCAGTATCCTAGAATTATAATTAATCTTGGAGGGTTATATAATGGCTAATAAAAGAGAAGAACTACATAACATATTAGTTAATTTGTTTGGTAATTCAAGAGTTTATTATCAACCACCTGAAAATTTAAAATTAGAATACCCATGTATAAAATATAGCAAATTAAATATCGGATCTATTAAGGCCGATAATATTAATTATAATTTAAGAGATGGTTATCAGATTATTATAATAGATAGATTGCCTGATAATGCTGTAATTAGAAAAATATTAAGTTTACCGCATTCTGAATTTGATAGGCATTATACCTATGATAATCTTAACCACGACGTGATAACTATTTATTATTAATAAGAAAAAGGAGGAAATATCTTATGCCAAAAATAAAATGGGATCAAACTGGAGAAAGATTTTACGAAACAGGAGTTAGTAAAGGTGTTCTTTATCCAACTACAAAAGATCAAGCTACAAATAAAACAATATATGGTACAGGTGTTGCTTGGAATGGTTTAACTAATGTATCAGAAAGTCCAGAAGGAGCAGAAGCAACAGCTTTATATGCTGATAATATTAAATATTTAAATTTATTATCTAATGAGGAATTTAAAGCCACTGTTGAAGCATATACATATCCAGATGAATTTGCTGAGTGCAATGGTGAATCAGCTTTAGCCCCTGGTATAACAGCTGGGCAACAAAAACGTAAAATGTTTGGTTTAGCTTATCAAACAAAAATCGGTAATGATGAAGATGCTGAATTAGGATATAAAATTCATTTAATTTATGGAGCTTATGCAGCACCAAGTGAGAAAGCATATGCTACAGTAAATGATAGCCCAGAAGCAATCACATTCTCTTGGGAGTTATCAACAACACCTGTTGAAGTTCCAGGAATGAAGCCAACAGCATTGATTGTTATTGACTCAACAAAAGTTAATGCCGAAAAATTAAAAGTATTAGAAAATTATCTTTATGGTACTGATGGTGAAGAAGGATCTGAAGGAACAGCTCCTCAATTACCTTTACCACAAAAGATTATAGAATTAGTAGGAGAAGCAGCAACAGTTGTTACACCAGAAGAAACATCAGAGCCAGCAGAAGGGTAAAAATAAGTATTATAAAGGAGCTGTAAATTTTTAATTACAACTCCTTTTTATTTTAAATAAAAATATAGGAGGAAAAGATTATGTTAAAAAGAAAAATTAAATATACTGATTACAATGGGGTTGAAAGAGAGGAAGAATTTCTATTCAATTTGTCAAAGGCTGAACTATTAGAAATGCAAATGAGTACAGCTGGTGGTTTTGAAAATAAAATAGCAGCAATTATTGCTACACAAAACATGCCAGAAATTGTAAAAATATTCAAAGAAATAATATTGAAATCTTATGGTGAAAAAAGTGAAGATGGAAAACGTTTTATCAAGAAAGATCAAAATGGAAGAGATTTAGCTTTAGATTTTTCGCAAACAGATGCATATTCTGTATTATTTACTGAATTAGCAACTGATTCAAAAGCTGCTGCAGCATTTGTAAATGGTATAATTCCTAAAGATATGGAAGTTAGTGAAGCTGACCAAGCAAAAATTGAAGAACAACTAAAAAATAATAATTTAGACGTTAGTTCCTTAATCCCAGAAAAAGCAACAAATAATAATCAATAGTATATGTTGACGATAACTATACCTGGAAGAGAAATGTTTAATGAAAAGACTGGAGAGTTTTTCAATACTAAAGAGCAAACTTTACAATTGGAACACTCTCTTGTGTCTTTATCTAAATGGGAATCTAAATGGAACAAAGCGTTTTTAAGTAAGGAACAAAAAACAACGGAACAAATTTTAGATTATATAAGATGTATGACTATAACTCAAAACGTTAATCCGGATGTTTATAATGCTTTAACCAATGAAAATATAGAAACTATAAATAATTATATAAACTCACCTATGACTGCAACTGTGTTTTATGATAAAAATTCGAAAAAAAGTAATGAAACTGTTACGTCTGAGTTAATATATTATTGGATGATAGCATTAAACGTTCCAATGGAATGTCAGCGTTGGCATTTAAATCGTTTATTAACATTAATTAGAGTATGTAATATAAAAAATACACCACCTAAGAAAATGAATAAACGAGAATTAATGAGTCGTAATGCTGCTTTGAATGCAGCCAGACGAAGTAAATTAAATACTAGAGGGTAGAGCAAAAAGTTAGTTTTATGCTAACTTAGAGAAGTGCATTATGTTTTATGAAACGTTAATAAGGCCCCCTTAATGTAACGTACATAGTGTGCTTCTCTAAATTATCATAAAATAAAAGAGGTGACTAAATGATTACAATTAGACAAAAAGGTAATTTTGAAAACACATCAAAATTTTTACATAGATCGAGACATGTTTTGCAACAAACAAATTTAGAAAAATATGGAGAGATGGGAGTAGCGGCACTACGTGAAACAACACCAAAAGATACAGGTAAAACCGCTGATTCTTGGTCTTATAGAATAGAAAGAAAAGGTAATCAGGTCTCTATTGCTTTTTTAAACTCTAACTTTAATCAAAATGTTCCTATAGCTATAATAATCCAATATGGGCATGCTACAGGTACTGGAGGTTGGGTAGAAGGTATTGATTATATAAACCCAGCAATAAGACCTCTTTTTAATGAAATAGCTGAAAATTTATGGAAGGAGGTAAATAAATAATGTCTACAACTATTGATCAAAAAGTTGTCGAGATGCGATTTGATAATTCTGATTTCGAAAGAAATACTAGACAATCTATGTCTACTCTTGAAAAGTTGAAAGCCAAATTGCATCTTAAAGGTGCATCTGACGGATTGGAACAAATCGGAAAATCTGCTAAAAAAGTAGATTTAAGTGGTATATCTTCAGGAGTGCAGGAAGTTAGTGCTAAGTTTAGTGCTATGCAAGTTATTGGGACAACAGCATTAGTAAATATAACTAATTCTGCTATGGCCGCTGGAAAAAGAATAGTATCTTCTTTATCTATAGATAATGTAACAGCTGGTTGGGACAAAATGGGCTTAAAAATGGGCTCTGTTCAAACTTTGGTGAATTCAACTGGAAAATCTGTTGAAGAGATTGAAGGATATCTAGATAAATTAATGTGGTATTCGGATGAAACAAGTTATAGTTTTACTGATATGACAACAGCATTAGCAAATATGACTTCAACTGGTGGAGATATAAACAAATTAATACCTATGATAATGGGTATGGCTAATGCTACAGCTTTTGCAGGTAAAGGTGCTGCCGAGTTTAGTAGAATAATATATAACTTGAACCAATCATATGGTGCTGGTCATTTACAATTGATGGATTGGAAATCTGTTCAATTAGCTGGAGCTAATTCTAAACAGTTAACTGAAGAGTTGATAAAAGCCGGAGAAGAACTTGGTACAATTAAAAAGGGTCAAGTAACAATTGGTAATTTCAATGAATCATTAAAAGATAAATGGGCTAATACAAAAGTAATGGAACGTGCTTTTGGTAAATTCGCCACATTTACAGAAGCAGTATATAAATATGTAGAAGAAAATGGGGTAGCTGCATCTACAGCTATCGCAAAATTAGCTAAAGACTATGATTATTTATCAGTTAAGGCTCTTAAATCAGCACAGGAAGCAAAAACATTCAAGGAAGCAATGGATGCGACTAAAGATGCAGCTTCTTCTGGTTGGATGAAAATATTTACTGATATTTTTGGCGCTTATGATAAACAAGTTTTAATTTGGACTGATTTAGCAAATACTTTATATGATGTATTTGTTGAGCCAATAAATAGAATAGAAGAAATAGTAAGACACGCTTTTGATTTTAAAGGCGTTGATGCTATGTGGAATAAAGTTTTATCTGGAATGGATTTAGCTTCAGGTTTAAAAGATATTTCAAAACAAGCAGGTGTTACTACAAAATCCTTAGAAGAATATCAAAACATAGTTGATAGAGTATGGAATGGAGATTTTAAAAATCAGCCATATAGAAAAGGTCTTCTAGAAAAAGAAGGTTGGAATTATGAAGCAGTTCAAGAGTTAGTCAATCTTGGTGCAAGAGATGCAAATGGTAATGTTAGTTGGAAAAATAGTTATAATGGATATAGGCTAACATTACAAGATGTTATAGACGCAGAATTGAAACATAATTTAATAACTGCTGATGCTATAAAGAAAAAAGAGCAAGGTATAGCACTAACTAATGAAGAACGTAAATCGATAGAAAAATTAACTGATACTACTCTAGAAAAAATGGGTCTAGATGAAGAGCAAATTCGTTTGTATCATTCTTTACAAAGAACTGCTGCTAAATATGGTATGAGTATGGACGATCTTGTTAAAAAGATGAAAAATCATAACGCTCGTGAATTATTATTTGGCAAAAAGAAGTTAGACGAACGAGGTTTTCAGGTATATGATGAGGATGAAAATGCGGTATATGAATTTGAAGGAGTAGTTCAGAATCTTGGTGCTGTAATAAAGAACGTTGCACATGCCATTGGCCAGGCATGGAGGGAA